CCCCGGATCACCGTGGGCGGGGTCGAGATGATCAGCATCGGCACGTTCGAGGGCAAGCCGTTGGTCCGCATCGCCGGCAGGGCGATGACCGTGGGCGTCCTCCTGGGCGACGTGACCAAGTCGGAAGCGCGAAAGCTACGTAAGGCGTTCTACCAAGCGGGTTGGTCCAGGCACGCGGCCTGCAAGAGGTTGGGGGTGCCCAAAGGCTGGAAGAGGTGGACGTCGTCGATCGAGATTTCATTCAGTGAAGACGAGTACGAGTTCGTTTGACGGAGTGGCTATGTCTCTCATTCCCCTGTCCACCTTGACCAAGTTCCAGCCGCCCATGATGGAACCGCTGTGCGGCACCTGCGGTTTGATGAACCAGTGTGAATCGCCCAAGATGAAGGTGGCCGGGAGGGGACGCCGCAAGATCCTGATCGTGGGCGAAGCGCCCGGCAAGGACGAGGACAGGCAGGGGCTGCCGTTCGTAGGCGCTTCCGGCCAAATGCTCCAGCGTCTGCTGCTCAAGCACGGGGTGATGCTCAGGGAGGACTGCTGGATCACCAACGCGGTCATCTGCCACCCACGCAACAACTTCATGAAGGACGACAAGCCGGTCGATTACTGCCGCCCTAACCTGATCAAGGCGGTCAAGGAGTTGGAACCGGAGGTCATCATCCCGCTGGGCAAGCGCGCCGTCAAATCGGTGATCGGGCACCTGTGGAAGGACAACACCAAGGGGATCTTCCGCTGGGCCGGGTTTCGCATCCCATGCCGCAAGCCCAACGTCTGGGTCTGCCCCTCGATCCACCCCAGTTTCGTCCTGCACCGCCGCGACAAGAAGGGGGAGTACAAGGACCGTGGTCTGGCCGAGCGTTACCTGGAATCCCACATCGCCGCCGCGTGCGCGCTGGAAGGAAGACCCTGGAAGACGGTGCCGGATTACATGGGGCAGGTGACGATCAAGGATACGCCGGAGGCGGCAGCGCTCGTGATCCGGGCGATGATCAAGGAGGGCGGCCCGGTCAGTTTCGACTACGAAACGACGTGCCTGAAACCCGAAGGGCCGAACTCAAGAATACTCTGCGCCTCTGTCTGTTATGGGGGTAAGGTCACGATCGTTTTCCCGTGGATCGGCGAAGCGGTCACCGCGATGAAGGGGTTGCTACTGGCTAACAACCCGAAGATCAGCCACAACATGTCATTCGAGGACCGCTGGACACGCGCCAAGCTTGGGATCGAGGTGAAGAACTGGTTCTGGGATACGATGGTGCAGGCGCACACTTTGGACCCGAGAGGGGGCACCAAGAGCCTCAAGTTCCAGGCGTTCGTCAACCTGGGTCAGGAGGACTACGACTCGCACATCAGCCAGTTCCTGGGCAGCAAGGACCCGAGCAGTTACGCATTGAACCGGATACGTGACATCGAGCGGACCGAACTCCATAGATATTGCGGACTGGATTCCCTCCTGACCTACAAGCTCGCCGAGTTACAAACGGCCCGTTTGGGCGTGGAGATGTGAGATGAACGACATGCTGAAGCCGGCCAACGTGCTGAAGACCAAGCTGACCAACGGCGTCATCTCGTGGCGCGAGTTCCTGCTGGGGCGGGTACGCGCACTAGTCCACGAGATCATTCAGGAGCACGCGGACGGCAGCAAGACCCTTTTCTGGGTCATGGCCGGAGACGAGGACGTCAATAGGGTAGCCCACTGCCGGTTCTTGGACTGCCCGATGACGGACGAGATCTATGGGCCGACGTACGGCACGGAGGAGGACAAGGCGAGGCGCGCAGTCTGCCAGAAGTTCATGCGCGAGTTCGGGATCCGGTAAGGGAACATCGGCGGCTCTCTCCTTGGGGCTGCCGGTGGGCGGTGGGTGCCACACACCCACCGCCATTTCATTTAGCGAAGGGAGTTGGAGATGGAGTTCACGAGCAAGGTCAACGTCAGGCTGATCCAGTCGATGGGCGGGGACCACATGGTTATCGCCGCAGCGAAAGTCTCTACCAGCGGCGAGGAGGCCGCCAAGCTGGCCAGGAAGGCGTGCCCGATCCACTTCCCGGGTCACCCGGATTTCGCGCAGTGTGATTACTGCAAGCCTTACCGCGAGCGGGAGGTCGAGCACGCCGGGCTGATCAACTACCTGATGAAGCACCGGCACGGGACGCCGTTCGAGCATTCCGCCTCCACCTTCTTCGTACACGCCCCCATCTTCGTCTGGCGGGAATGGCACAGACACCGGATAGGATTTTCTTACAATGAGGAAAGCGCGAGGTACAAAACGCTGGACCCGGTGTTCTATGTACCAGAACGTGACAGGCCGATGATGAAGGTGGACGGCTGGAAGCCTGGATGCCCCAAATTCCTGCGCTGCGAAGACGACTCCGTATACGAAAGGCTGTGTAGCAACCTCAAGGAGGTCTACGCCCTCGCCTACGAGAAGTACATCGAGAATCTGGCGCTGGGGATCGACCCCGGACTCGCCCGCGACTGCCTACCGGTCGGCATCTACTCGTCCTGCTGGGTCACCTGTAACCCACGCAGCCTGATGGCGTTTCTCAGCCTCCGGACACATTCGCCCGATGCCGAATACGTCTCCTACCCTCTGTACGAAATCGAGGCCGCAGCCAGGGCCGTCGAGGCGCTCTTCGCGGCCGGCTGGCCGCTCACTTACGCCTCTTTCGTGGCCAACGGGAGAGTTGGGCCTTAGTCAGGAAGACACATGACTTACAGGAATCACCGGGGGGCGCGCAGCAAGGCCGCCTCCCTCAGGGACAGGCTGTACCGCGACATGGTGAGGGCAGGGATGCCCGTCCTCTGCACCTACTGCGGCGGCGAACTGGTCCTGGTCAGGTCGGTGAAGTCGGAGAGGAAGCTGGAAGAGGACGACACGCACCTCACCTACGTCAACAACGGGGTGTTGACCAAGAAGTTGATCCTCACCGTCGAGCACATCATCCCGCTCTCCCAAGGCGGGACCAGCACCAAAGAGAACCTCGCCTTCTCCTGCGTCCCGTGTAACCGGGAAGCGAGCTACCGACACCTGCCCGACGACAGGCACCACCTCGTCGTCAACAACCAGGGGCTGGTCAAGTGGCAGGTCAAGCGCATGATCGCGTCCGGGCTGCGGCAGAATACCGTAGCCACGGACGTGGACGAGTTGATCGCCGTCGGGTTCATCGGCCTGATCAAGGCGGCGATCGATTTCGACGAGTCCAAAGGCGCTGCGTTCTCGACGTACGCCGAATTGAACATCCGGCACGCGGTGCTGACGCACGTCAAAAAGGAGAGCGCGCTCAAGCGTGGCAACTTCGTCGGCAAGCTCGACATCCACGCGATGGAGCGTGACGAGGACATGAGGCCCCCGGTCAGCAAGGACCCCGGGCCGGTCATCAACGCGATGGCCCGTGACACGCTACGCATCCTGCCCGGCCGGGAGCGTACGGCGGCGTGGATGCGCAGCCAGGGCTACGAGGTGGCCGACATCGCCCTGGAGTTGGCCGTATCGCCCGAGAGGGCGAGGCAGATACTCGTCTCTGCGGCGAGGAGGATCAATGGGGAGAAGCCGGCGGCCCCGTCCGGCGGGTGTTACCGGGTCGGTAACAGGTCGAGTCCGTGGTCCGGAGGTTAGACGATGACGTTGAAAGAGATGGAACACCTGTCCGATGGGGAAGCGCCCGACAGCGATCAGGAGCGTCTCCGCGAGTGCTACATGATCCTGCACCAGATCGCCTACGGTTCGGGGCGGCCGGGGGACCGGCCGCTCGCGGGCGGGATCGAAGTTTTTGCCAAAAAAGTGCTAAAAAGGCACGGGCTGGAACGTTTCGAGGACATTATTAGGTTGAGATGTCCGTGCTGTGGCCACGAACCGGAGGAGCATCATGAAGTACCCGAAGTGCAAGGACTGCAAGGGGAGCACCTCTAGCGGATACAACGTCGGCACGGACCGATACTGCGACGTGTGTTTCGAGCGCTGGATGCGCCAGTCCGGCGAGGTCTACCAGAAGATGATGGTCCACTCGATGTCATCTTCCAGTTGGCAGAGCCGGTACAAGTCGCGGGCACGCAGTAAAAAGGCGAAGAAATGCAAGTCCAAGTAGCCACGGTCGAGGCCGCCCGCCTCTTGCACGAGGGGGCGGCGGCACTCGCCGAGATGTCGCACCACGGCATGCGTATCGACGTGCCGTACCTGAACGCGCAGATCGCGGAGGTAGAGAAGGAGATCGGCGACCTCAAGCGTGGACTTCATTCCGACAAGACTTTTGGCGTTTGGGAGCGGCGCTACGGGCTGAAGACCAACCTGGGAAGCCGCGAGCAACTGGGCGAGGTCATCTTCAACGTGCTGGGCTACCCGCGCAAACACGGTCAGGCCAAGAAGGCCAAGGGGGACGACCAGTTCGCGCGGCGAACGCCCAAGCATGACGAGGCGGCGTTTCAGGACGTGGACCTTGAGTTCGTGAAGACGTACTTCCGGTGGCAGAAGTTGGAGAAGATCCTCAACACCTACTTCTACGGCATCCGCCGGGAGATGATCGGCGACCTGATCCACCCGACGTTCATGATTCACTCGACGGCGACGTACCGCTCCAGTTGCCAGACGCCCAACGTCATGAACATCCCCAACCGAAACGCCGGCATGGCGAAGCGGATCAGACGCTGCTTCATCCCCAGAAAGGGCAACAGTTTTGTCGAGGTGGACTACAGCGGTGCGGAGGTGCGTGCGGCGTGCTGCTACACGCACGACCCGCGCCTGATCAACGACTTCACCAAGCCGAAGATGGACCCGCATGGTGATACCGCGTGCGAGATCTTCGGAGTCCCGAAGGTGGAGGTGACGCCTCCCCAGGACGGCGGTGTCGCCACGGAGGAGACGGTCAAGGCGTGGAAGAAGGGGCCTCGCGATTGGATCAAGAACCGCTTCGTGTTCCCCCAGTTCTTCGGCTCGACCTACTACCAGTGTGCGCCGCACATCTGGGAGGCGGTGATCAAGGGGACGGCGTGGATAGGTAAGAAAGGCTTCGCCGACACTGGCGGCGCAGCCATGCTGCCGGCACTGGGGATCACGGTTAGGGAACACCTGCACAACCAGGGCATCACGGAACTGGGCGATTGCGAGCCGGGAACGGTCACGCGCGAGGGGACCTTCGTTCACAGAGTGAAGACCGTCGAGGACTCCTTCTGGAACGACCGCTTCGGCGTCTACACCAAGTGGAAGAAACGCTGGTGGAACCGTTACTTGTTGGACGGATCTTTCCGCACGCTATCGGGGTTCGTGATCGGCGGCATCCTCGCCAAGAACGACGTGCTGAACTACCCAATCCAGGGGTTCGCCTTCCACTGGAACCTGTGGTCGATCACCCGGGTCATGAAGTACCTGAAGCGTTACAAAATGAAGGCGCTCATGGTATCGGAGGTCCATGACAGTAACCAGGGGGACGTTCCCAACGGCGAGCTACAGGACTACTGCGATTTGGTGACGGAGGTCATGACCGACGAGTGCAAACGGCACTGGCCCTCGATCATCACCCCGCTGGACGTCGAAGTGGAGGTGTCTTACGACGGGGCCTCATGGGTCGAGAAGAAGGTATGGACCAAACAGCAAGGAACATGGAAGGGGCGATGATGAAATCGAAGCTGTTCACCCTGCTCGTTCTGTCGGGCACGATCGGGTGCTGCATCTGGTTCTTGACCGTTGCGGTCAAGATGCAAAACGGCGAAGCGCTGGTGATGCTCCTGTCGTTGAGCGTGCTGCTGCTGGCGATGTGCGCGATCTGGACAGGGGCGGACATACTGGACGAATTCGAGAGGAAGCTGTGATGGCCTGCAAAGTGATCTGCGGCGACATGCTGGACGTCCTCGACCGCCCGGAGTACTTCGAGCGGTTCGACTTCTGCTTCTGCGACCCGCCCTTCAACATCGGCCACCCCTACGTCGGCTACCAGGATAGCGTAGAGGACAATAGCTACCAGTGGAGGGTTTTGCACTGGGTGATCAGGGCGTGGGCTTCACTGAATGAAACCGGCGTGCTGGCGCTGCACGGTAACGACTACCTACAGGAACTCTACCTGCGCTACGCGCACTCGCAGGGTATGCACCGGATCGCCACGGTCATCTGGCACTACCGCTTCGGCCAACACCAAGACGCCAACTGGATCAACAGCCATGCCTACTGCCTCGTCTTCGCGAAAGACCCGAAGAACTACACCTGGAACCCGGACGAAGTCCTCGTCGAGTCCGACCGTGCGTCCACTTATGGTGATGGACGTATTACGCAGTCGAAACGAGGCGGCCGTCGTGTGCCGCTTACTGTATGGGGGATACCAAGTGACGGTCCCAATTGGGGCCGGGTACAAGGCAATTCTCGCGAGAGACGAGCGGGGCATCCGAATCAGCTACCTGAAGTGTACCTCGAACGGCTCCTCAGAGCCTACACAAGCCCTGGCGATTATGTTCTTGACCCCTTCTGCGGATCAGGAACAACAGCAGCAGTCGCAACCACTCTGGGAAGGGTGTGCGTCACCATCGACGTGAGCGAGGAGTCGTGTCGGAGCGCCAGGGAGCGGATCAGTAAAGGGGCGGTGCGCGTAGGAGGTTCCGATGGTTGATTTGCGCGACCTATCTGGCGACGGGTGGGACGAGACGGAGTTGCGGGTCAAGCAAGCCGTGGTGCGTATAGCGGCCCACCACTTCAACGCCGGGTTGTTTCTGGGGTTCGTTTGCGGGGCGCTGATGACCTTGACGGTCCTGTTCCTCGTCGTCATCTCCTTGAGCAAAGGATAGCCCATGACGGAGAAATGGTTGAGTGACGGCGCGCGCTACGTTCTGGAACACGGCGAACCGTACGACGAACTCCAGTGGTGCTGGATCACCATGCCGGACTTCGCGTGGCTCAAGGAAGAGTACCGTGGCAAGACACTCCTCGTCAGCGCAGTAAGCGACTACAAGACGATACCGTTTTCGCTGATCTTCGAGTTGGCGATGCTGACCGTCTGGCTGGACCGGTTAAAGGGGAGTTACGCCGATGAAAGGGGAAGCGCTGCGGAGGTTCCTCGACTCGCTGGCGGAACCGGAGAGGGTTAAGCGGGTCCACCCGTTCTCGTTCTGCGGGTCGGTCCACAGGGTGGATATGGAGGACGGAATCCACGTCATCGTCTACCGCGAAGAGGACGAGATCTGGGGCAACCACGAGATCTCCAACCAGGATATCGACGAGGCAGTGCTGGCGATCTGCCCGGTTGACGGCAAGGCGATCATCGAGGCGGTCATGAACCTGCCACGGGTGGTTCAGGTTCAGTTCATAAACGGACGCGGGTGCGGAACGATCATAAGCCGGAGGTAGTTGTCCTGGCCTATAGATTGTTGTATAACTGCTACGGAGGGCAACGCTATGAAAGTACGCTACCGCATAGTCAAAGGATTCCCTGATTACTTGGTTGGTAATGACGGCACGATCTGGAGTATGAAGTACGGAGAAATTCGGAGACTACGACCGGAAGCGGTATCGAAGAGAGGCCATCAAGTTATCAACCTATGTGTAGGTGGTATAGGGCACAGGAGATTGGTACACCGATTGGTTCTAGAGGCTTTTGTGGGGCCGTGCCCGCCGGGGATGGAATGCTGTCATGAGGATGATAACCCACGGAACAACCAACTGACGAACCTAAGATGGGGAACGAAGAAAAGCAACTCTGCTGACGCCATACGAAATGGCAGGTTGAAGCGTGGTGAGGAGCATGGAATAGCAAGACTTAATAACCAGCAGGTCATAGAAATCAAGGCCGAACTGAGGAACCGGAACAGATCCTACAAAGAGATGGCAGCCCATTATGGAGTAACGCGAGCTACCATAAGACGCATTCGCGATGGCGTAACGTGGCTACATATCAAAGGATGAACATGGAGATTTATAAGAGACATCGCCCCCATACGTTGATGGACATCGTCGGGCAGGATTGCGTGGTCAAGGCGCTTCTGGAAATGAAGCGCAAGGGCAAGATCCCGCACACCATTCTGCTGTCCGGGCCGAGCGGGACCGGCAAGACATCGACGGCGCGCATCCTCAAGGAGGAGTTGGACTGCTCAGATCACGACTTCAACGAGATGAATTGTGCCGACGTGCGAGGTATCGAGAACGTCCGCGAGATCCGCTCGCACATGGGCATGTCGCCGATGGGAGGCAAGTGCCGGATCTGGCTGATCGACGAGGCGCACAAGCTGACCACCGACGCGCAGAACGCGCTCCTGAAGATGCTCGAAGACACGCCGGCGCACGTTTACTTCTTCCTGGCGACGACCGAGCCGGCCAAGTTACTGCCGACCGTGCGCAGCCGCTGTACGGAACTGAAGTTCAAGTTGCTATCGGACCCGTCACTCAAGGACATCGTCAGGAGCGTCAGCGCCGAGGAGGCCATTGAACTGGACGACCGGGTGCTCGACGAGATCGTCACTTCGGCCGCCGGTAACGCGCGCAAGGCGCTTGTTATCCTCGAACACGCCTCGCGCGTGGCCTCCAAGGCCGATCAGTTGGAGGTGGTGGAGGGCAGCACCAAGAACGAGGCGTTCGCTCTGTGCCAGACGCTGGTGAAGCCCAAGCCCAAGTGGGCCGACGTCGCCAAGATCCTCTCGACCATCGAGGGCGAGCCGGAGGGTCTGCGGCAGATGGTGCTGTCCTATTTCCATAAGGTCATCACCGGGTCCAACCCGAGATCGCACGCCCAAGCCGCCGTGGTTCTGGAGAACTTCTGCCGTAAGCAGTTTTTCGCCAAGGCGGAACTGTCACTAGCTTGCTGGCAAACATGCTGGGATTTGAATTCTTCAAAAGGCTGATGCGTTTCATGGCCATTATAAGGGTAGAGACGATGTACGACGAACATCTGGCGCAGCCGTTCTCGCGGTGGTATCACCCCAAATCGAAGGGGTATTACATGATCATCGCGGTGTCAACCAACTCGACCAACCGCGAGCCGCCACGCAGGGTCGTCGTCTATTGGTCGGAACTCAAAAGAGAGTACCACCACCGCGAGATCGCGGAGTTCCTCGACGGGCGGTTCGTGCCGCTCGACGGATACGGGAAGAGGTTGCGGATAGGGCCGGACGATGACCGGCCGGAGGTGCCCTGAATGGACGAGAACCCGCTGCGCGTCGATATGCACGCGCTGCATATCGAACTGTCGAAACAGCCGACGCTGTACCACACTTGGGCCGACAAGCTGGCCAAGGCCAAGGCCGAGAAGGACCGGTTGGAGACGCTCTTGAAGCTGACCGAGGCCAAGTTGGATCAGCGCATCCGCGAGCACCCGTCCTCCTACGGGTTGGCCAAGGTTACGGAGCCGGCGGTCGAGAAGGCGATCATCCTGTCGGACAAGTACCAGGAGGTGATGGGCGACCTCAACGAGGTCAAGGAAGAGGTCTACCACCTCACGGCGATGGTCGCGTCGGTGGACGCCAAGAAGGACGTGATCACGGATCTGGTCAAGCTATCGCTCGCGGATTACTTCTCCACTCCTTCGGTCCCGAGCGAGACCAGGGAGGAGGCGGATGATGCGCTCGCCAAGCGGGTCGCCGCCAGGAGCAGGAAAAAATGAGTCTCGATTCGTGGACGATCATCGTGATTTGGAGTATACTGACGTTCACCATTCCGGTCGTTGCCGGATGGACGACTTACATGGTGATCTGGAACTACCACCGGGCCACCGTGGACGTAGCCAAGATGTACCGCGAACTAGTCAAGGGAGTCAGCGATGGCAGAGCGACGGAAGATCGTGTACACCGATGCCCGCGCGGCGGCGAAACAGGCTCTGAGTGATCAAGACCAGGGCTGTATCAAGGTCCCCGACGGGATGACCTTCTTCCAGGTGAAGAAGCCGGGGACGTACAACTTCGATATCATCCCGTTCTTCCACAACCCGGACCTCAACAAGTACGCGCCCAAGGGCGGTACGGTCTGGTGGGAGACGACGTACTGCCGACACGGCAACGTCGGCCCCGAAGACAAGATGTTGGTCTGCTTGAAAAAGACGTTCGGCGAGGCGTGCTACTGCTGCGAACAACATGCCCTCGCCCGCAAGAGCCTCCGTCCGGGCGCTACGGACGACGAGAAGAAGACCGTCAAGTCGATGGAGTACAAGATCCGCCAACTGTTCTGCGTGATCGACCGCGACGAGCGCAAGCCGGAACTGCAACTGTTCGAGATGAGCTTCCACCTGTTCGGTAAGCATCTGTTGCACAAGATCGACGGCGCTCCTTCACGGCTCAACTACGATCAGTTCTTCCGATTGAAGGGCGGTATGACCCTGTCGGTCAAATTCGTGGAAGGGGCAAACTGGATCGAGGCAGGCAACATCGAACTGATCCCGCGTGACAAGGACATCCCGGAGGACATTCTCGACGACGTGCCGTGCCTGGATGATTTGATCATCCGCACGCCCTACGCCAAGATGAAGCAGATCTACGATGGTGCCGAGGATCAGAAGCACGAGACGAACGGCGAGACGTACTCCCGCCGCAGCAAGCGGGAGGAACCCGAAGAGGAGGAAGAGGCCACGCCACGCAAGAAGCGCGAGGAACCGGAAGAAGAGCCGCCTGCGCGTAAGCCGAAGAAGGAGGAGACGGAGGAGCGGGATAACCCGGCGGCGCGCAAGGGTATCGAAAAGGGGTGCTACGTCCTCTACACCGATGAGGACGGCAAGAAACTCCGCTGTCAGGTCGTCCGGGTTAGCCCCGACGGCACCTCGCTAACGCTGGAGGACGAGAGCGGCGAGGTCCACCGCGCCATTGAACCCAAGGAGTGCAAGCTGGGAATAACGGTCGAGGAGCCGGAGGAAGCACAGACCAAGCCGGCGCGCAAGCCGAAGAAGGCAGCGGAGGAGGAAGCGCCCGCAAAGCCCAAGGCTCCCGAACCCGACCCCGATGAGGACGAGGGGTGGTCGAGGCGCAAGAAGCGCTAACCCGCAGACGCCGGTCGGTTTGTGATGGAACTCGATCGGCGTTCAGGTAGGGGGAGATCGTTTCTCCCCCTACCGCTTTTTCACTGAATGAAGAGTTCCAATCATGGGTAAGAAGATCGTCGATGAAGTCACCGAGATCATGGACCGAGAGCCGGAGGAACTACCGCCGCCCATCCACCCCGATGACGCCCTCTCGACCGGTTCGACGCTCCTGAACCTCGCCATGTCCGGCATGCCGGAGGGCGGGCTGTTCCCCAAGCACTACTACCTATGGTGGGGGGATTCCGGCAGCGGTAAGAGCAAGCTGACCATGACCGCGTTCGCCGAAGCGGTGCGCAACCCGCGCTATGACGACCACGACTTGATCCACGACAACGTCGAGAACGGCACGCAGATGGACTACGCCGAACACTTCGGCAAGAGGGTCTACGACCGGATCAGGCCGCCGTCGGGGACGCGCGCCGAGCCGGTCTACAGTTCCACGACCGAGGAGTTCTACTTCAACCTCGACAACGCCTTCAAACGTGGGCCGTTCATCTACGTTCTGGACTCGATGGACGGGCTGGACACGGAGGACGATCAGCAGACGTTCAGGAAGCGCAAGAACGCGCATGCGCGGGACAAACTGGACGAGGCGTCGGGCAGTTACGGCACGGCCAAGGCGCGGCAAAACTCCTCCGGGTTGCGCGGCGTGATGGCCAAGTTGTTCCGGTCCGACTCGATCTTGATCGTTATCAGCCACGCCAAGATGACGATCGGCCAGAAGTCGAGGTTCCAGCCGCGCAGCAGGAGCGGCGGAACGTCGCTCAAGTTCTTCGCCCACGTTGAACTGCTCACCAGCGTGGTGGGACCATTGAAGAAGCGGGTCAGGGGCAAGGACAGGATCGTCGGCATCAACGTCGCGGTCAAGGTCGAGAAGAATCGGCAGACCGGCCAGGAGGGCAAACTGCTGGAGATCCCAATCTACCGCGACCGGCTGGGGATCGACGACGTCGCCTCCTGCGTGGACTTCCTGATCGAGGAGGGGCACTGGAAGGAGAACGACAAGAAGAAGATCATCGCCAGGGAGTTCACGCCCAAACCGGTCGATCGAGACGAGTTGATCGTCTCGATCGAGAACGAAGACATGGAACCGGACCTGCGCAAACTCGTCACGTCGGTCTGGAAGGAGATCGAAGAGGAGTCGCGGCCGGGCAGAAAGCACAGGTACGAGTAGGGAGTATTCACTTGAGCAACATCAGGTCGATTCATTTCGTGGGAGCTAGTGGTGTTGGTAAGACCACGCTGGCCGAGTACGTCGAGGACCGCTACGGGTTCGTGCGGTTGGCGTCGAGCGCTCGCACGGTTATGGAGCGGTGGGGCATATCGATCGATAAGTTCGACGAGGTCATGTCCAGCCCGCAGCGCTACGCCGAGTTCCAGCACATGGTGGCACTCTTCCAGATCGAGTTGGAGCGCTACCAAACCTGCTCCTACGTCAGCGACCGGGCGTTCGACCACTTGGCCTACGTTGCGATCTACGGGACCAACGCGCGGCAAATCTACGAGATGCCGGAGATGAAGGAGTACCTCGCCAAGTTGGCCGAAGGTAAGTCACTTATCTTCCACGTTAGGCCGACTCGCGAGTGTCAGCACCACGCCAAGATGCAACGCAAGCGCGAGCAGTTCCTCGATTGGGAGGACATGCACAAGGTGGACGGCGTCATCCGGTTTATCGCCGAGGCGCACGGCATCCCGACGATCCCGATCAGTTGCGTCAGCATTAACGAGAGGCGTTGGCTCGTAGACGGTCACCTGAAGACCCACGGCATTCTTCCGAAGATCAAGGAGCAGTCCGGTGAAGAAGTGGCTCGTTCTTGACGTAGATAACCTGATGCACCGGTCCTTCCACGCCATGCCACCACTGGAAGTGAAAGGCAGGCAGACCGGGGCGATTCACGGATTCCTCAAGTCCTTGATCCAGTTGCGCGCCACCTACGAGGCGACCAACCTTGCGTTCTGCTTCGACCGTGGCGTGCCCAAGCGCAAGGAGTTCTACTCCAGCTACCAGTCCAGGCGCGACGTGATCCCGCCCTACAAGGCCAACAAGGATAGGAAGTACTTGAAGCGTCAACTGTCGGAGCTGCGCGATTACATCCTCCCGGACCTGGGGATGTCCAACGTATTCTCCGTGGACGGCTACGAGGCGGACGACCTGATCGCGGCGCTGGTCAACAGCTACGCCGTCAAGCGAGGCGTCATCGTTTCGAGCGACAAGGATCTCTACCAGTGCCTGCGCGGCGGCATATCGGTCCACGATCTGGATAGCAAGATCGAGATCACGGAGGAGAAGTTCAAGGAGCGCTATCAGGTCACGCCGCAGGAGTGGATCACGGTCAAGGCCATCGCCGGCTGCGACAGCGACAGTATCTTCGGCATCAAGGGTGTCGCGGAGAAGACGGCGATCCGCTACATCAAGGGCGAGTTGGGGCCGACGTTCAAGTCGTACGTTGCAATCCAGGTGGGCAGGGCCATCATCGAGCGCAACCGCAAGCTGATCGAGTTGCCCTGGCCGGGGCTGAAGCTACCGGACCTGTACGAGGACTCCGACACGTCCGAAACGTGGGGTAAGGTTCTTCAGTCGCTGAACATGGGAGGTGTCCGCGTATGAGCATCAGGATCGTGACGGACGGCTACTTGGTCCTCACATGGACGGAGTTCACGGAACTCTGCAACCGGGCCGGTGTTAAACCGGACCCGGAGGGCCGAATTACGTTACACCTCGACTGCAAAAACCAGGGCGACGTCGAACTCTACCACTCGCCAGAATTCAAAGCGTTCTGCCAGCGGGCCGGCATCCGCCATGAACTACCGACGACGGAGATGAAGATCATCGTCAAGGATGGTGAGATGCCGACGGTGCAGCACACCTACGTCCTGCTGTGCAACGAGTCGGCGTTCGACGAGCCATTGATCGTGAACAAGAAGTGACTCCCTGGACCCTACCTTGGCCGCCGTCCGTGAATCACTACTACCTGCACGCGCGCGGTAGGGTGATCGTAGGTAAGCGCGGGGTCGAGTACCGCAAGGCGGTCATGGAAGCGCCCCGACCGAAGAAACCGCTGGAGGGGCCGATCGGCGTGTTGATACGCTGCTACCCTCCCGACCGCCGCGCTAGGGATCTGGACAACCTCAACAAGTGCCTTTTGGATGCGCTCCAGAAGGCCGGCTACTACCACAACGATTGCCAGATCAAGGATCTGCAACTGCTGATGGAGGAGCGCGTCAAGGGTGGGTGCGTGAAGGTTTACCTGTGGAATATCCAGTGATCAAGCAAATCAAGATCGAGGCGTTCCGCAAGCACCGCGACCTGACTCTGGACCTGGACCCGAACGTCACCGTGCTGGTGGGCGGCAACGATCAGGGTAAGTCCACGGTGATCAAGGCGCTCATGTGGGTCGTGTTCAACCGCCCGCAGGGCGAGAGCGTCATTCCGCACGGCGGCAAGTCCGCCCGGGTCGGCGTCCGCGTCAAGAAGTCATGGGTCTTCCGTACGAGGGTGAAGAACGGTGAGAACTCCTACGAGGTCGGCAACGAGGTCTACAAGGCTTTCGGGACAGGGGTTCCCGAAGCGGTTGGACAAGAACTCAAGCTTGACGAAATCAACTTCCAAAGGCAGATCGACCCGCCGTTCTGGCTGACCTTGTCGCCGCCGGAAGTGGCGCGGGAGATGAACAAGGTCGTCGATCTGGAGGTCATTGATACGGCGGTCGCCTACGCGGCCTCGCGCGTGCGATCGTGCAACGACGGGGTCAAGGAACTCCAGGGCGCGATTGACGAGGCCGAACTGACGATCGGACGGCTACGCTGGGTCCAGGGCGTGGAACTGCTCATGGCAGAAGCCCAACGCTGCTCGCAGGAGGCCCGTGTAGCCACGCTGAAAGCCGAAAGGCTCCGTGGGCTGGTCGAGGCCGCAGAGGCCGCCACGAAGGCCGTGTTCGAGGTGCCGGACATCGCCGAACTGGGTGACCTCATCACCGAGATCTTGCGGCTGCAACACCGCGAGACTTCACTGAATGAAATGATCGAATCCATCGATGAAGCGGAAGGGGAGTTATGCCGCGTCGAGAAATCGTTTACCCAGGCAGCGAAGGAAATGGAAGCCGTAACGCCGAAGCTGTGCAGGACGTGCGGTCAGCCAATCGAGACGAATCCAAGCCTTGGGTAGTCGCCATCGCCACCAGCGATTGGCACATCAGCGACCAGAAGCCCGGCTGGCGAGGCGAGGAGCCGGACTGGTGGGAGGCGCAGAAGCGACCGCTCGATCAACTGCGTGAACTGCAACTGAAGTACCACTGCCCGATCCTGTTCGCGGGCGACCTGTTCAACACCGCCAAGGCGAGCAACGAGACGGTCAACTGGTTGATCAAGCACATGCCTGTGGTCTACGGCATCCCGGGCAACCATGATCTACCCGATCACAACTACGCGGAGATCCACAAGAGCGCGTACTGGACGATGGTCGAGGCCGGCAAGGTGGTGGACATCAAGCCGGGAGTGCCGTACCCGGTGAGCGATGACCTGTTGGTCCACGGGTTCCCGTGGGGCTTCGAGGTCAAACCCTACAGTTCCTCGTACTTGATCCGAGGTTACCACGTCGCTTTGGTCCACGATTACATCTGGACCAAGAACACCGGGTTCCACGGCGCGCCGCCGGATAAGTCGCTGGCCGAGTGGCGCAAGCGCCTGAAGTCGTACCGCGTTGCCTGCATGGGGGATCAACACGCCTGCATCCTCTCCAAGGGCGATGACCTGACGGTCGTCAACCCCGGCACGCTGTTGCGCAGACGCAGCAACGAGATGGACTACCAGTCGCGCTTCGGGTTGCTGTGGTCCGACGGCGACGTGACCGGGGTCGAGATCGACTACACCAAGGACGTGACGGCCGGTAAAAAAGAGATGGTCGAGCGGGCGGCCGAGAAGATGATCGACTCGATCGACTTCATGGATGCGCTTGAAAAGATCGACGTCTGCAAGATCGATTTCCTGGCTGCCGTCAAGGAGTTCAACGAGCTATGTCAAGCAACGCAAGAGGTACGGGCCAAGGTCAGGGAGGCAACCGAGGCCAAAAGAAAATGATCGATGCCTTGATGATGTCGTGGGAGGAACGGTGGCTGGCTAACGTAAACCGCGACTCCAACAGGAGCGCCATGCTTCACCAGATGCTGGTCAATAGCATGCTGTACGAAAACTGGCCGGAGGAAGACGATGAGCAGGAAGAGACTGACACTCCCGGAGATGTCCAAGGAGGACACGGATAAAGCGCGTGAGTTGATGGAGCGCATCTGGGAACGCGAGATCACCCCGATAGGAGTGGAAGGTTATGGGCTGGAAAAGGCTAGCGAAGTGGTACGGCCCGGCGAACAAGAGGCGCGCCGAACTGATCGACAAGAAGATCCGTGAGGGTCTGACGCCGGAAGAATTGGTGGAGTTCACCGACCTCCAGAGTCGCTGCATGCTCGAAGTGGACCGCGTCTTTAGACCGCAACCGCTGCTCATTCGAGCGAGCGAATTCAGATATGAAATGTCCCAGCACAAGGGCAAGGTATGAGCGTCATCGCCGAGTACAAAGCGCTCAAGCTGAAGGTCGAGTCGCTCCAGCGCGAGAAGGACCGCAGGGAGGGCGCTGTCGAGCAGGCGCTCTACGCCTTGCAGGAGGAGTTCGGCTGCGAGACTCTCAAGGCCGCCAAGAAGTTGCTGCTGAAGATCGAGGCCGAGCGCAAGAAACACGAGGCCGAAGCCGCCAAGATCCTGGCGTCTATCGAGGAGAAGTACGGTGATGACCTACGAGGAAGTCGAGCGGCTGATTAAGCCGGCGGTCAGGAGGTTGACGGACGCAACCGGAGTCGTCAAGGACATCACCCAGAGACTTCATTTACGCAAGCAGGAACTCTCCGAGTGGCAGGAGGCGCAGCGGATCATCGAGGAGGCCGGCAGG